CAACACCTATTCCTAAAGCTGACATAGAGGCTAAAATGATAGAGGTTCAAGCAGAGTATGATGCTGAAGAATGGAAAAGAAATAGACAAGCAGAATACCCAACACACGAAGATTGTATCCACGCATTATTAGATGGTGGTGATACACTTACAGAATTACAGGCTAAGCGAACAGCTATTAAAAATAAATATCCAAAACCAGGAGCATAATAGATGGCTTTTGGAATAACAACATTTTCCGAAGCACCTTTTGCAGCTGAGGGTGCATCAAATACCAATGTTGCAGTCACAGGTATTAGTTTAGCTTCTAGTATAGGAGCAATACAATCTGTAACAGGAGATGCTAATATCAGTGTTACAGGTGTTCAATTAACAGGTTCTTTAGGTAATTCCACAATAGACTTAAATACAATTGTAGGTGTAACAGGCTCACAATTAACAATGACACTAGGAGAAGAAACTCCTTTAGCAAATGCAACTGTGTCAGTTACAGGATCTCAACTAGGTTTATCACTTGGAACTTACTCAATTAGTGCTGACGGTAATGTAAGTTTAGTTGTCACCGAACATGATATGGTTACATCAATTGGTGCACTACAAAGTGTTACAGGAGATGCAAATGTTAGTGTTACAGGAATACAAATAACAGCTAGCCTAGGTGAAGAAACTATAGATATTAATACTCCTGTAGATGTTACAGGATCACAATTAACAGGTTCTATAGCTTCAGTAACAATAGATCTAAATACAGTTGTGGATGTAACAGGTATACAAATGACATTTAGTATAAATAGCCCATTAGTTACAGCATGGTCAAATGTAGATCTTGGAGTGAGTAATACTTGGACTGAAGTAAACAAAGGAGTTTCTAACACTTGGACAGAAGTTGATAAGGCAGCTTAAAAAGGGTATAATACAAAATTATGGCATCAACTTTTTCATCAGATCTTAAACTAGAACTTATGGCAACCGGTGAGAATGCCGGTACATGGGGAACTAAAACAAATACAAATTTAGAACTTGTTCAACAGGCAATAGCTGGATTTGAACAAATATCTCTTTCTAGTGGTTCTACTACAACTTTAGTTATGAGTAATGCATCTATTTCTACTGCTAGAAATATGGTAATTAAATTTGCAACAATTACTCTTTCTGGTGCAACTACAGTAACCATACCAGACTCGATAGAAAAATTTTATATATTTGATTGTAGATTAATTACCAACCCAACAAATCTTACTATTAAAACTGCTTCAGGAACTGGTTTTACATTAGACTCTTCAAAGATTTATGCAGCATATGCTGATGGCACAAATTTGAATGAAGTATCTTTAGATACTTTAGGTGGCACAATAGCGACAGCTTCAATTGCTGATGATGCAGTTACCAGCGCAAAAATTGCTAATGATGCAGTGGTCAGTGCAGCCATCGCTGATAATGCTGTTTTGACCGTAAACATTTCTAACGCAAATGTGACCACAGCTAAGATCGCTGATAATGCAGTGACTGCCGATAAACTACAAAGAAAATTTACAATTAGTACATCTTCTCCTTCTGGAGGTAGCGATGGAGACATTTGGTTTAAATATTCATAGGAGTTTAAATGGCTAATACCTATGGCAAAGTATCAGGAACGTTTCAAGAGATAGATAACGCTTATGGAAAAGTATCAGGTACTTGGCAAGAAGCAGATGAGATATATGCAAAAGTATCTGGAGTTTGGAAATTAGTTTTTGCAGCTTTCGAAGCAACTTCAATTCAAACATTGAGTTCAGGTTCAGGAACTTTTACAGTGCCACAAGGTGCTAATGCAATTCACATTCAAGCAAGTGTTGGTGGCGGTGGTGGAGCTGCAGGTGGTGTAAGTTATGATAAAGCAGGTGGAGAGTCTGCAGGAGCAGGTGGAGGATCAGGAGCTTATGTATCAGATAAAGTATTTACTGTTGCTGAAGGTGAAACAATTTCTTATTCAATAGGTGGTGGTGGTGCACCAGGAAATCAAACATCTAATTTTGGTCATCCTAAAACAGCCTCAGCTGGAACAAACACAACTCTATCTGGATCTTCAACTGGGTCTTTATTTACTTTAGGTGCTGGAGGTGGAGCAAGTGGTACAGGTGGTGGAGTACAAGGACCTTTAAGAACAAACACTGCGGGAACTGCTGGATCAGCAACTATAAACGGCAGTGCTATTACTTCAGGTAACTTTAGAGACAGTGATGGATCAACTAAAGCAGTTACAACCTTAACTTCAGGTCCAGTCGGAACATTTAACCAATCAGGTAATGGAGTTGTTGGTGGTAATAATGGAAACTGTAGTGGAGACAACTGTCAAATAGGTGGATCTATTGGTGGTGCATCTTATGCTGGAAATGTTGCAGGGGGTGCAGGATCACCTCAAGGTGGTTCAACTGGTGGAACTGCAGGAACTCGTGGCTCAGGCGGAGGTGGAGGTGGTGCTCAATATGGCACTGAAAGTGTTACTGGTTTAGGAGCTGCAGGTGGTAATGGAGAAGTTATTTATAGATTCTTACGAGTAAATTAGTATAGTGCCTTATGGCAAACATATCCAAATGGTTTGGTTATCCAATTTACATAACTAAGTTAGAAAATTTTGAAGATATTAATAAAAAAATTGTACCTATAATACTAAGAGATATTACTCCAACCAATTCTCAATACTCACGGACCACGGATATAAAACCAAAAGAATTACAATCAATTGATGATAACTTACATAAAGATAAAAGATTTAAAGAGTTATATACTGAGTTAGCAAAAGTAATTCAAGGATGTTTAACTGCACAAAAATATAATTTAGATTTGTTTGAAGTTTATATAACAAAGTCTTGGGCTACCTTATCTACCAAAGAACAATTTATTTCTTATCATAGACACATGAGTAGTCACTTTAGTTTTGTTTATTACCCTCAAGCTCATGAACAAGGTAATTTATTTTTGCTTGATGATGACGCTCATAAGGTAGGACTAAATATACCCAAAAGAGATCCATACTTTACTGAATGGGATCAGAACAATTATGGTAAAGCAGAGTATCCTGCAGAGACAGGTAATGTAATTATATTTCCATCCATGATGTTTCATGAAACTGGAAAAAATAAAAAAGACACACCTCGAATATCAATATCAGGAGATATAATGTTAACTATGAAAGAAGGCATAAAATCTGAACATAATATACCTTCTCCTTTGACTTGGATGAAGCTATAAAATGTTGTAAAATGGCTTATGCCTTTAACAAATGTAAGAATAGCCCCTGGTTTTAATAAAGCAGATACTCCTTCAGGAGCAGAAGGCCAATGGATTGATGGTGACTTTGTAAGATTTAGATATGGTCAACCAGAAAAAATAGGTGGCTATACAGCTATTGGACAAGAAACTATTTCTGGACCAACACGTGCTCAACACACTTGGACAGATTTAGAAGGAAATAGGTATGCAGCGCTTGGCACTTCAAAAGCTTTGTATATTTATTATGAAGATAAATTTTATGATGTAACTCCTTTGGCAACAGCTTTAACAGGAGCAACTTTTACATCTACAAATGGATCTAATACAGTTACTGTCAACAAAACTAGTCATGCTTTAGACGTTGGTGAATATGTAACCTTTACATCGGTAACTCTACCTGGAGGTGGTGCTACAGGTTTTACTGTAGCAAATTTTCAAGATTTTACTTATGAAGTTTTAACAGTACCTAACGCAAACAGTTTTACAATTCAAATGAAAACAAATGAGTCTGGCACAGGTATGACTGCAGCAGGATCTGCAAGTATTAATCCTTATGAAGAGATAGGTCCAACAATTCAAACATATGGTTATGGTTGGGGTACTGGTACATGGAGTAGAGGAACTTGGGGCTCTGCTACAACTAGTTCTACTGTTGTACTTGATCCTGGTAGCTGGTCATTAGATAATTTTGGAGAACAACTAATAGCAACTATTAAAGATGGTAAAACATTTGTGTGGAATCCTGGTGTTTCAAATCCTTTAGAGCAAAGAGCAGTAATTATGTCAGGTGCTCCAACAGCAACAAGATTAACAATTACTTCAGATAGAGATAGACATGTTGTTCATTTTGGAACTGAAACAACTATAGGAGATTCTACTTCACAAGATCCTATGTTTATTAGATTTAGTGATCAAGAAAATTATAGTGTTTATCAACCAACTTCAGTTAATACTGCGGGAACATTTAGACTTGATACAGGTAATAAAATTGTAGCTGCAGTATCTGGTAAAGATTATAATTTAATTTTAACGGATCAAGCAGCATACACAATGCAGTTTGTTGGTCCACCATTTACTTTTTCAATCAGACAAGTAGGATCCAACTGTGGATGTATTGGACAACATGCAACTGTATATGCAGATGGTAAAGTGTTTTGGATGGGAGCAGGTGGAGGCTTCTTTGTATTTGATGGTACTGTTAAATTACTTCCATCACTTGTAGAAGATTTTGTATTCACGACTACCGGATCAAATGTAGGAGTAAATTATTCATCTAACGAAATTATATATGGTTCACATAATTCTTTATTTAATGAGATTGTATGGTTTTATCCAGCAGGCACTCCTGCAGGTAATCCAGCAGTACAAAATAACAGAACTGTAGTTTATAACTATGTAGAAAATAGTTGGTCTACTATGACTCTTGCAAGAAGTTCTTACGCAGATGCAAGTACTTACGATGTACCTTATGCAACAGAATACAGTTCTACAGCTACACCATCTATTTCAAATTTAAGTGGTGCTACAAATACTTTTGGTGCAACCACTTACTATGCACATGAAGTAGGTAATAATGAAATATCTTTAAATGGTACTGAATCAGCTATACCTGCTTATATTCAATCTGGAGATTTTGATTTACCTACAGATGGTGATGGAGAGTATTTATTAAGGGTAAGTAGATTTTTACCAGATTTTAAAAATCTTCAAGGTAATGCAGTCGTTACAATTTTCTTAAAAAATTTTCCTATTGATGCTGGAGCATCCTCACAACTTGGTCCTTTTACAATTAATGCTAACACACAAAAGATAGATACTAGAGCTAGAGGTAGACTTGCTAATATAAAAATACAAAATACTGCAGTAGATGAGACATGGAGATTTGGAACATTTAGAGCAGATGTTAACCCTGATGGAAGAAGATAATGGATCCAATAGAAGCAGCAATACAAGCACAAATAGCTAACGCACAAAGTCAACAAGGCTTTTCAAATTATACACCGTCTTTTGAACAAAACTTACAACCACAAGGTATTGCACCTTTAGTCGATTCATCTATGCAAAATAATTTTGTTACTGGTCCTGTTCAGATAGATCCAAAACAAATAGCGGGGAATATTCTTAAAAACCAAGGTATAAAGTTTGCTGCTAAAAAATTTGGGTTAGGCAAAATAGGCCAAAACGTTTTGGGTTCTATGATTGGTTACTCAACACCTTTTGCACCATTGGCAGCTGTAAGTGCTTTGAAAGGTCCTTCATTGGGAATAGCAAATGTTTTGAGAAACAAAAGAATAGAAAAGGCAATTATGAGAGATGCTAATAGAGACTCTCAAGGAAATATAAATATTCTAAATGCAAAAATTGCAAACATGCAGCCCTCAGCTAGAGATGTAGCTATGGGCGGAGGAGATAGAGGTGGAGGCTCATCATCGTCTTCTTCAACGTCAGGTTCTAGATCTTCTGGAGGATACGGTGGAGGACAAGAACGAGGAAGAGGAGATGATTTTTAATGGCTAAGATAAATGTATATGTACCGGAACCACCACAAGAATATAGTGTAGAAGGATTTAGACAAATAAACCAAGGTCTTGCAACTATTGAAAATCAATTAAATACTTCATATCAACAAGACTTGAAAAACGAACAAGATTCGTTTAATTACTTTATGCAATGACAATAAGATATAAAAGCGAAACATTTGATTTGACAACCACTAACGTTACACCAGTTTTAACGTGTCCTAGTGGTGCAACTATTATTGTAAAAAGCATACAAGCTGTACATGACACTGCTAGTAATGTTGATACTCATGCATTAGTAACTAAATCAGGTGGATCAGCTGTAAAAGTATCTTATGAAGAATTAAATAAAGCGACTGTAAATATGGTTAAGGGTTCTCTTAATTTAGAAGCTAGCGATATTTTATCAATGCAAGCAGGTGCAGCTAATGAGATTACAGGTATTGTTAGTTATGCTTTGATAGATCGTTCACAAGAAAATGGCTAAACGAACATTTAAATTTTTTACTCCAAGACCAAAACCAAAAAAACGAATTAGACAGCATAAAAAATCACTTTCAAAATCAGAAAAAAGAAGTTATAAGAAGTACAACAGACAAGGACGAAGAGCAAAATGAATGATATACCTAGAATACCTGCAGAGGCAAAAGAAATAATTAAACATAAGAGAAGTGGTAAAGTTTATGAATCTAGAGCTGCTTTTGATGCTGATGTATCTGATCCCAACACTGATACTACTATCGATGATTTTAGACAAGATATTGAAATAAAAGTTACAAGAGCTGGTGCATTGGGTGCATTTACAAAAAAATAATGAAACCTAGAGGTGCTACTGAAATACAGCATGAGTTGTTAGAAAAATATGTTTCTAAAGATTTATTAGATAAATTTCAAATATGCACATCTATTCCTGGTAAGGTGCCTTTAGATCCAAATAAAATTAATATTCTTTGGCAAAAGAATTCTTGGGATCAACCAAATTTACAATGGTTTTTTAGAGACAAAACAAAACATAACGATTACGATTGGTATGTTTTTAATTCACATTGGAACTATGAAAAGTTCAGATATTTTTTTCAAATACCTGAAGATAAATGTATAGTAATAAAAAATGGTGCTAGTCA